TTACTTTTTTAGCAGCCAGTCGTCCATCTCCAGTCTTACCCCCAGCACAGACAAACATCCGTCAATAAACCCTTCGGCTATCTGCATCTCAATTCGTATTGCTTTTTCGCTTTTCTTTCTCGTCCTGGCTATCTGTCTTTTTGATATTCGCAACAAATAATGAGCAATGAGAAGCGAATACTCCTCAGGTTTTTTCTGCTTCAGACGTGCAAGACAGTTTTCAATGATAAGTCCGTCATCATCGCAGCAGGCTGGACGTGGTTTAGTGGTAGATGGTAAAAGGCCTTTGAATCCGGCAGCGATCGGAGAATAGTCCACCCCGGTGTTACCACTTGCCGCCCATGCCCCCCAGCGTTCAAGAACCATCTGAATATCACGCATCAACTTTCTCCACAAAAATCAGGACAGCACACCAATCGCCAGTGCGCGATCGATAAAACGAAATATCAGCTCCAGTTGGGAACCATACTTCTCTTCAAATGCCACGGTATCCGCATGCAGTTCGTCATGGTGTTTTCTGCACAAAGGCAACACAAAAAGGTCATGCGCTTTTGTACCCATTCCACCCTGACCATGGCCAATCAGGTGATGTGGATCGTCGGCTGGCTTACCACAACACGCGCAAGGCTGTGTCTTAACCCAGCGCGTGTACTTTTCATTAACCCAGCGACGACGTTTGGGGCGTAACATAAAAGACTCCGGCGACTCCGGATCCACTTTCAGCGCCAGCACCTTTTTCGCTTTATCCTGGATAATGCTGGTGGCAGGAACCGAAGGCACAAGGTCACTCTCCCGGGTGACAGACGGCAAAACAGGCTTCGGTAATCTCAGGGCCTTACGGGCTGCACTTTCCGGTAAGGCATCCGCCAGGTCATTACGAACCAGCCACCAGCACAGTTCAGGCATTGTCACAACGTGACTGTCATCAAAACCGAGATCACGACGGACTACGGACAACACCCAGCGGGCACAGTTATCCGTTGCCATTGACTCCAGACGTTCCGTGAACTGATCGCGAAGCAGGTTATCGCAGTGCCAGCACAGACGGATTGCGCCCGGCGCGTGTCGCATTGTGGTCATGTTCTCGCTGTGCCATCCGGAATGAGGCCACTGGCAGCCTTTTTCACGAAGTAACCAGCTCTCAAGGCATTCCACGCCACCAGCACGACGGATCACCGCCTCATGGCGGAACACGGCCCGAACGGCAGGATCATCCGCCAGCGGTTGTGATGCTGCCGGAACGGCACCACTGGCAAAAGATGAATAACGTTCCGGCTCAGGCTCCAGCAGGACACGCCCCTGCATAAACAGGGGCATCAGCTCTGAACCGGGTCTGAACAAGACGATCCCCATACGCGGGGCAATTTCAGGGGTCAGCAGTGCTCTCACGGTCACCTCAGCGAACGGTATTGCATGAACGCAGGAGAAAAAATTCAGCCATCACGCAGTAAACTCTTTCACCAGCGTTTCAAACTGGCTTACCTGGCCTTCCAGTTCCGCCACGCAATCCACCAGCTCATCCACCGCCTTTTGTGTGCGATGTTTTGCCTGCAGCAGATCACGAAGCGCCGGAGTAAGCTGCTTGCGGAGCGTATCTTTTGCCACGCTCGTTTTTTCCATCTGTTCAGCACAACGAAGCATCTCCTGCGCCTGCCGACGAAGTTGTTCCGGTGAAACAGTGGTGGTTCTGTTGTTCAAAATAAACGCTCCGTTTTACTACCCGACATGCGGTTATTGCTGTATCTGCGCGGATTGCCCGGCGTCATGGGAGTGGAAAGAACCCGGGCACTCTCCTGGTCCACAGGCAGAAAATGCCCGTTATGAAAACGCCGGTAAATGGTACCCAGCGTGCCATTACGCTGTTTCGTGATGTTGATTTCAGCTATGCCTCTCGCCTGTGTCTCCGGGTTGTACACCTCATCCCTGTAAAGCATCAGAATGATGTCTGCATCCGCCTCTATTTCCCCTGAGTTTTTCAGGTCCGAGTTCATGGGGCGTTTATTGGGTCTGGATTCCACGCCACGGGAGAGCTGGCTCAGAGCAATCAGCGGAAAACCGCCGGATTTTGCCAGGCTTTTAAGTCCCTTTGAGATTTCCCCCACAGCAAGGTCGTGACGCCCCGTGCTGCGGGTTTTAATCAGGCCGAGGTAATCGACCACCACCAGCGCCGTTTCCGGGTGTTTCATCCGGTGGTGCCTCGTGGTTGCACATATCTCATCAATGGTCAGGTTTGCCTGGTCCACCATCCAGATATTACGCCCCGTCATTCGTCCCACGCCCTGTGAGAAACGCGCCCAGTCTTCATCTTCAAAACGGGCAACAGACTTAAGACGGGATACCGGCATTCCCCCGGCAGCAGACACCATACGTTCACCAATCTGAATGTTCGCCATCTCCATGGTGAACAGAAGCACGCCATGCCCCTGCTCAGTCACCTTGTCGATGATATCCAGCGCAAGTTCGGTTTTCCCCATCGAAGGACGGGCCGCAATGAATACCAGGTCGCCTGGCTCCATACCGCCCGTTTTTGCGTCCAGTTCATCAATACCGGTCATCAGCGCCCTGGATTTCTCCAGTCCCTGATTGCGGCATTCAACACGGTCGACCACTTCCGGAAGGACATCATCAATGTGAACCGGCTGAATGACGCCCTTTCCGGTCGACAGTGAGGCCATCATGTTCTGCGCATCCTTCAGGGCATCCTCGGCTGCTTCACAGGTATGCGCATCCCGTAAATTCTGTAATGCTTCAGTCAGTGTTTTTTCTGCATCGCGCAGTGCGGCATTACGCCGCAACGCTGCGACATAGTGCTCCAGTGAAGACTTTACCCAGGTTTTGCGTCCGGTGTCGGTAATCACCGGGGCAAGTTCCGGCATCTCATTGCACAGCAGTACGGGGTCAATGACGCCGGATACACGTGCCTGTCTGCAAATTCCCGCGTAAATATCCCGGTACTGTCGTGCAGAAAAAACGTCCGCCGACAATGTGGCCAGAATATCCATCACTTCCGGATCAGCCCCACGCAGAAAAAACGCGCCAATGACAGCGCCTTCCAGGTCATCGTTACGCCATGCCGGGGTGTTCTGGCTGGTCATGCGGCAACACCTCCGATACGAGAACGGTAGCTGGGCCAGTTAAACGACAACCAGTTGCGCCCGCCATTGGTGATCCTGTCGGCAATCCGGGGACTGATGAACGCCCACAATTCTTCCGGTGAAAGGTTGCTGATCAAGATAGTTGGCAAAATACCCTCATACCGGGCATTGATAATTTCCTGCAAAATGGCCATTTCAGCCGCACTGCCAAACTGAACGCCGACTTCGTCGATGATCAGCAAATCCAGTGACGCATAATGCTCAATGACGTCATCCGCTGTTTTTTCACTGTCATTCCGCCAGCAGTTTTTCACAGCACGGGTAAGGCGCATCACGTCGGTGATCTCCACACTGGCCAGATAGTTACGGATGATGTGTTTTGCCATTGATACCGCCAGATGATTTTTCCCGGTACCGCAACTGCCGGTCATAACAAGACTGGTACCGTTCTCCAGCATATCTGGCCAGTTCTCCGCATAGCGGCGACAGGCCGCAAGATTTCTGGCTGCGTCAGGATTAACCTCCAGATAATTATCAAACTCGCAGTCCCGAAAACGCAGAGCAATTCCGGCGTTATCAGTCAGTTCTTCCGCCTTGAGGGACGACAGCTCCATGGTCAAATCGTTGGCCTCAGCTATCAAGCAGTCAGGGCAGCATGAAATTTTTTCTCTGTCCTCGCCATTACGATCGCTCCACACCAGAATATGTGTGTGGTATTCGCCATGTTTTTCGCAACACCCGCGCCCTTCACGCATCCAGCAGGAACGATAAGGCCATGGTTTTTCGCCCTTCTGAGCAAATGCAATCTCTGCCCGTAACTCATCCATCCGCGCCTGTAGTCTTGTTTGTTGTTCACGCAGGTTAAACGTCATCATCGCTGTCACCTCAGAATGTCAATTTGTCACTGGATTTACCGAATTTGTCAGACATGGCTCCCAGGCCAGCCAGGACATCGACCTGTCGCTGTCGCCCACCTCCGGGAGCTGCTGGCTGTTGCCAGAAATCTTCGAAGTGACGATCGGGTCCAAAGAACGTCGACGCCTGCTTCACGAACTGGGTGCCGGTATTTCCTGAGACACGCACCCAGGCAGCATAGCGTTTCACACCGTTGAGCATGGTTTCTGGTGTCACACCTTCCCTGATTCGGGCTTTCCAGGCTTTGAAGGCTGCTGACTTGGAATTACCACCAGCACGTTTGGGATATTCCTGCCAGGCCTGTTCAAATTCCGGTGAATATTCCTGTCGGGCAGAACGCGCTGGTGCAGACGCGTCAGCGGATGCGCCAATAGTGTTTTTACTCTCTGTAGTATTCTCTGAAGTAATCTCTGTTGTATTCTCTGTAAGATCGAAATTGGTTTTCCCTTCTCCGCGGCGAGTGGTTTCCCGTGTCCGCGGTGAAGGCTTTCCCTCCTCCGCGAAATTGGGTTTTACAGTTTCCCGAAAACGGGTTTCCCCATTTCGGGAAAACTGATTGTTTTCATTGATAATTTCATTAAGGCGCTCACAATCTATACGGTAGAACATTTTGTGCTCAAGACGCTTGTTGGTTTCAACCAAAATGCCTCTGGACACAAGATGCTTACGCGCTACAGCCTGTTGTTCAAATGTAAGTCCAGTTTCGTGTTGTATCTCTTCACGCGTTTTATGTACGCCTTCCGCTGCATGTGCTTTATCCTGCCAGTAAAAAATCTGACCAAAGAAAATAACAGCGTGCGGACTTCCCATGTATTTAACGAGCCCAGGGTAATAAGCAACCGGATGCCCAAAATCGAGCAGAAGATCAGACGGACGCATAGCCACCTCCCAGACGCTTAAACATTTTCCCGGACTGAAAAGCCACCAGCGGATAACTCAGGGTATGAGTACGTCCCTGAACCTGGCAGACAACCTTCTGGCTTTCTGTATTGACCAGGCAAACCCGCAGAACGTGGCCGTTGCTGGTGGTGAACCACTGCCCCACACGGGGGCAACGGTTGTATCGGTGATACAGGGAATTAACGACGCGGCGAATCATGGGCGCACCTCCCATTGATTACGGCGGAAAGCGGTGTGACTGAGGCTGATTTCTGCCTCATGGAATGCTTCAATGCAGCTCTCGTAGTACCGCATTGTGCGTAGACTTAACCCAAGCTGAAGCATCATCAGACCATCAAGGGTGATGTAATAACCACGCAGGGAGTCACCGTAGATGTGATAAGTACCCGGTATGAAATTGCGGGTAAAAAACTCGCGTGAGCAGTTCAGATACTCGATTTTGTCGACGATGTTCTGGTGCATGCGCTTAAAGTGGCAGGCAACATGCAGGGAGAAAATAACGGCCTTGCCGTTGACAACTTCAATTTTCAGGTATGGGGAAGTTGGGACTGTAGCCATGATGGCAGCCTCCTTGAGCAGTGAAAAACTTCCACCACCGGAGGTTCCAATCTCACTGGTGGCGGACTGGACAGGGTTGGAACTACCGGCGCTCAAGGAAACCGGCGAGCCTTTCAGCTCCCCTGCCCAGCCCACCATAATTCTGGCGTGCGCGAGCATGGACGATAAAAAAGACGCTGGCGCGTCGTATATCGCCTCGAGCAATTCCAGGGTTCCAATCCCGGCACCCGCTTTATAAGGTGCAGAGACAGTGTAACGTCCCGAAATTGCAGAATCAATATTTGGTCTTGAAATGATCATATAGCTGCTGATATCTTTAGAACTGTTCTTGGATGTTTCGGAGCCGTTTTATGCGAAACAGCTCCCCGTTATTGATGTTGAGTGAGCCGGGTTACTCCCGGCTTTTTTCACCGCTGCCAACCAATAACCTGAAATAACCCCATTCTCGGGTGATACCAGCGAGTCCCTCGCGGTTCTGCTTCCTCCATAACCCGATAAAAAGCAGCCATAAACGGTTCCACAGCAACAATTGCGCGACGTGACAACAATCCGTCCGGCGTCATGAACTCATGGGTGTCTGTAGGAATTTGATAGGCGTTCACCAGATTGCGGCATTTATCATCTGACAAACCGGTTTTTGCTTTCAGTTGGCGATATCCGGCATAGCCCTCACGAATGTTGCCCTTTTTGATTTGCTCAACTGTTTCGGCAACGTGGCTGACTTTTTCTTCCACCTGAGTGATCCGTTTCTGCTGACGAACAGCTTCAAGAGCCATCGCGGCAACCATTTCGATTTCGCTCATTGGCTTACGGATCTGTTCTTCCAGTTCACGCCAGCGGTCTACCAGGCGGGCGGTGAATTCAGGGCAAATCTGCGCGACAACAATGATACTGTCGCGTTTGCCTTGTTCACCTTCGAATACGTAAGCAGCTACATTTCTTTTCAATCCTAAGTTGTTGATTATTTCGAAATTCGCCATTGGCGCACTTCGGATAACTCCCTTCCCCATGAGTCTTTCAATGCTGCGTTTAACATCTTTGTGTTGGCTGCCCACCAGCTCTGCAATCTCAACGCTGGTCATGGATGCTTTATCGTTAAAAATTGCGGTGTTCATCTGATTGCTCCTTGAGGATGACATTTCAGAACTCACGCCAAAACGTATTCATCGTGAATTACTGCTTGTGACAGTCAGTCTTTAATCTCTGGTAATACCGTTTGATTTTCGTAACGAATCAGGAATTCCATCTTCGGGATAAGGGTATAGATCAGGTCTTAACCCATGCGGAGTAACCTTCCATTCAACCAATTCACACACCCGTAAAACAAAACGAGAAGGAACGGAGTTTTTAGAAAACCACAGATTCACCGCTTGTGGCGTAACACCGATGTATCTCGCTATGGCGTTTTGAGGGATCAATTTACGCAACATGTCGTAATCATTCAGTTTTATCACAGCGCAGCTCCAACATTAACTTTACAAATCAAGAATACATCAAGAATAAATTAACATGCAAGTTTCAAAAGGATCGAATACACTAAAATCAAGTTAATATTTATGTGTATAAAGCTTCGACAGGAACTCACCATGAAGAATGTAAAAAGCACAGAAAATCGGATAGCAATGATGCTGAAAACGAAAGGCTGGAGTCAGGCTGAACTAGCCCGTAAGCTGGGTGTAAGCGCGCAATCAGTACAATACTGGACTACAGGAAAGACGTTTCCCAGAAGCGATAAACTTGCACAGCTATCAGTAATTAGTGGTTATCCACAATCCTGGTTTTTGGGTGAAGATGCCTCATCGACATTCTCTTCAGCTGAAAAACACCATACAAGAGAAGACAGCGTTGTGTTCAATGTACTGGATGTTGAATTCAGTTGCGGCGACGGAACTCATGTACGGGGAGATCTAATTGATGTAGTACGCTCAATAGAACTTGATCCTGAATATGCCCGCCGCCTGGTCGGTAACAGAGCATTCAAGAACATAGAAATCGGTAACGCCAGAGGGGACAGCATGGCCCCAACAATCTCCCCGGGAGACTTACTGTTTTTAGATAAAACAGTAACTTACTTTGACGGCGATGGCATTTATGCATTTTGCTTTGATGGCGAATGTTACGTCAAACGACTTCAAAAAATTGGAAGCAAGATCATGGTCTTATCAGACAATCCCAACTATCAGCCATGGAGCATCGAAAAAGAGGGAATGGCGCTGCTCTATATCCAGTCAAAAGTAATCTCATCTGTACCATTCAATATCAACAGATTTGGTTAGTTATTGATTTTAAATTAAATTATTGGTCATCCATCACAAAAAAATCAAGTTTATCAATTTTTAATTGACAGTCGTTTTCCTGACACATAATATCTCACCATCAATTATATATTGATTAACTTCAACTTAGAATTGCATGGTGATGATATGGAAGCCTTACAAACAACACCAAAAACATGTAGCCTCAATACTTACAACAAGGTTTTATGTGATGATTTAGATCTCGATTCTTTTGCATTAACCATCGCAAACCTGCTCAGTGCTGTTCGCACCTTCAACCTCCTAGATGATACGCGATTAAAAGAGGTTGGGTTTGATGTGCTAGAATTTACTCATGAATATGCTTTAGCGATCGCATCGACAAAACAACAACATTCTATCCGATCAGGCAACAAGATAGCCTGCATACGCACCAAACGTGAAGCCTGCGGCTTGACGACTACCGAACTAGCCAGACTACTCGATCTTGACGAAGAGATTATTCTGCAATGGGAGAGTGGAGAGTTCGAGCCAACCATCAGCATGCTTATCCCCCTGGCAAACGTCCTGGGATGCGATCCGCTTTCTCTACTAAGTGAAAAAAACAGCGAGTCAGCTATTCGTGTAAATACGACTGAAGTCCATGCGGAAAGTATTGGCGCACGCATCAAAAGCGCCCGTACAAAGCTGGGATTAACCGAATCTGATCTTGCCCGCATGATTCATACCTACAGTGACCCCATAAACGACTGGGAATGCGGCATCTGTGAAGTTCCTGCTGATCATATAGTACCACTGGCCAGTGCGCTTAATTGTGACCTGATGTGGTTGTTAACGGGAAAATCAGAAGCAAAGGAGCAGCAACAATGACTGGCAATATCCATGATAAGTATGAAGGCTTATGCCTGGCACCGGATTCCTTTGCAAACAATATCCATAATTTATTATGCGCAGTTATCGTATTACAAATGTCAGACAACGACGCAATAAAAAGAACAGGTGATGAAGTTCTTGAATTTGCACGTTGCTATGCTGAAGCAGCAGCTGAAAAAGAACTATCCAGTTAAATAGAACAAGTCATCTCCAGATACTATATTACGGCTTAATCGCCGGGGATTATCACACACTTAATCCACAGGAGGTTTTATTATGACTTTTATAAAACATAAGGCATCACACAAAACAGCCTGCCTTATTGCACAACACGGGAAAAATCACATGCATATTGCCTGCTTGTTTCTGCGTAAAGCATACGGGAGATAATAATGCATCAGAAAACAGCAGAACACGAACAAACCAGAGTATTGCTGACCATCAAAAACGGGAAAGTAATATTAATTCGTCATGTTCATGACGATGAATTTGTAGGAAATCTTTCAACATTCCTGTTTATTGCAGAAAAGGCAGGATATGACGTTATTGCACCAGCAGATGAAGATGAGGAATAAATTTCATGCAATACGCTGAATTCCAGGCTGAAGCAACAGCCAATGGTATACAAACAGGCAGTATGACTATTGATTATCACGACGCCATACGCCGTCTGGATGCTGGAGAATTCGATACTCCTAATGTGCGAGGTTTACGTATCCTTCAGTGTCTCGCGCAAGCTGACGAAGCAGGATTACTGGGAAAACTTCCGGTTGAGATGAAGGTTGCCCAGTGGCGATGGTTGTATGTGACGACATTCATCAACGAAGAAGAAGACAAGAACGGCACAATTGATGTCCCGAATGAACACGGAACAACAGATCGCGCCGTAATATATAACGGGAAGCATGGGGTTATGACGATATATCCCGGCCCCATTCGGTTTGCCTTACAGCAGTATATTGAATGGAATTTAATTCAAAAATACGGCGAGGCAGAAGGAATGGGTAGAGCGCTGTTTCTTTATCAGAAAATGCTCATTACATACCCAGATAAAGGTTTCATTGTTTCAGACATGGGGCGAGAAGGGCTTGAACTCCTTCTGGATGAAATGATTAACGACCTGAATACTCATGGTATGCCAGAAGGCCAGTGACACATTAAATATTAAGAAGAATATAATTCTTCCGTTTTTTACTAACCATTTATATGAAAAACAACCGTGAATTAAGCAGAGTAAAACTGCTTTTAATCCTTGCCACAGTACTGACAATAACAGAAATCATTATTCTCTTTATTGCGCTGTCTGTCAGTTAAAAATATCGGGATACCACATACCAATGAGACTGTATTTCACAATAGTAATTTTACTGGCAATTATCGCATGCATTTACGGATTACTCGTTCCGTTCCTTATATCCATGAAGGATACGATAGCAGTTACTTCTGGCTTTGCACTGGCGTTTCTGACCCCGCCCTGCATTTATGCCATTTACAAGGGTCTTTCTTTCACTAAGGATAAAAAATGAAAAAAATTATTTTTGCTTTAGCCATTGTTCTGCCGACCATTGGCCTTGTCGGCTGCGATCGCGTTGAACCCGGTAATGTTGGCATCAAAGTAAATAAACTGGGCGACGATAAAGGCGTCGGTGAGGTGGTCGGTGTTGGTCGCTACTGGACTGGCTGGAATACTGAAGTTTACATCTTCCCAACCTTCAAACAAATGAAGACCTACGATGAGCCGTTCAGCTTCCAGATGAGTGACGGCACAACCATCGGCTATCACATCGGTGTTGCCTACAAAGTTGATCCATCCAAAGTTACCACGGTGTTTCAGACCTACCGCAAAGGCGTGGATGACATTACCGCCACTGACCTGCGCCAGAAGATCGCCGACGCACTCAATCGACTGGCCAGCAAAATGACCACCGACAAATTTATCGACGGCGGCAAGTCTGAACTACTGGATGCCGCACTTAAAGACATTCAGGAAGAGATGACCCCCATCGGCGTTCAGGTAATGAGCCTCTCTTATGTAGGTAAACCGGAATACCCGCCAACCGTTATCGACAGCATTAACGCCAAAGTCACGGCAAACCAGAAAACCCTGCAGCGCGAACAGGAAGTCAAGCAACGTGAAGCGGAGGCCAACATGCTGCGTGCAGAAGCTGCCGGACAGGCTGATGCCATTCGAACAAAAGCCCTGGCAGAAGCCGATGCCATTCGTTTACGCGGCGAAGCTCTGCGCCAGAACCCTGGCGTCATGGAGCTGGAAGCCATCAACAAGTGGAACGGTACACTGCCGCAATACATGACCAGTGGTGCCAATACACCATTTATCCAGATTAAATAACTTACACGCCCGGCAAACCGCCGGGTTAATGGAAAATCAGATGAACAACCAGAATACTCAACCGCAAATAATGAACTATGACCCGAATCTGACGTCGTGCGGACGCATGGCAAAACAAACCGTTCGATTAACTTTCGGACTATGGGAATACCGCGAAACATTCGAAGTTACTGTCGGCGGCAATCTGACCGGACTGGATGTTATCAATTGCGCTATTGAAAGCCTGTACGCAACGCTGCCTTATGAAGAAGTCCTGGATGAGCGCACAGGGAAAACGGATATCATGGCCACCATTAATATTGGCGAACTGATATGCCAGGATGAAGACCTGTCCGGGGAACTCTGGCTTGCCGGGATGCTTATCTCAGCAGAAATTATCAGCATTGAACCCGCTACAAACATACGGCTCTGAAGTTCTCACTATTCAGAGAGCAGGAGAAAAAATGTTCGCTCTGATTAATCAGGGACAACTGTATACCGACAGTGCCGGTTACCCGGTAAAAATTGTTCGCTGCATAAACAACACCGTGTTGTACAGAAGATGTGAAGCGAATGTTTGAAGTGTGGTGCCACTGCCGTGGATGAAAGTTTTATGAGGTTGGCATGCAGACAATCATCTATCAGATAACCCCCAGCAAATGGTGTACGGAGAGAGTCCTCATTGCATCAACAGGGCTAAAGCCTGGCACCATCGAGCGAGCCAGAAGAAAGTCATGGATGCAGGGAAAAGAATACCGCCATTACGCTGTAGAAGGTGATCCGGGGCATTACAGTGAATGCCTGTACAACATCGAAGAAATTATGCGATGGATCGAAAACCAGAAACAACCAGGTGCCAAAAATGCAAGTTCCGGTTAACCTGTTAATGCTCCTGGACGTCTGGGAGGTTTTATGAGTAACGCATCATACCCGACAGGCGTTGAAAACCATGGAGGATCACTCCGTATATGGTTTCACTATAATGGCAAACGTGTCAGAGAAAACCTCGGTGTTCCTGACACCGCCAAAAACCGGAAGATCGCTGGTGAGCTTCGCACTTCTGTTTGTTTTGCAATCAGAATGGGGAGTTTCGACTACGCCGCGCAGTTCCCTAATTCCCCTAACCTGAAACACTTTGGTCTGGGAAAAAGAGAGATAACCGTTAAGGCACTTTCGGAAAAATGGTTGGACCTTAAGAAAATTGAGATAGGAAGTAATGCATTCAGTCGGTATCAATCCGTGGTGAGAAACATGCTTCCTCGCATAGGGGAAAAACGTCTTGCTTCGTCGGTAACAAAGGAAGATTTACTGTTTATCAGGAAAGATTTATTGACCGGGTATCATAATCTTTCTAACGGAAAAACAACGCCGATTAAAGGGAGGTCAGTAGTTACGGTTAATTACTACATGACGACAATTGCAGGAATGTTTCAATTTGCGGCTGATAACGGCTATATCGTGTCAAACCCATTTAACGGCCTGACACCATTAAAGAGATCCAGAACAGAACCAGATCCGCTCACACGTGACGAATTTATTCGTTTTATTGATGCCTGTCACCATCAACAAACAAAAAACCTGTGGTCCTTAGCAGTATACACAGGCATTCGTCACGGTGAGCTAATATCTCTCGCCTGGGAGGATATTGATTTAAAAGCTAAAACAATGACTATCCGTCGTAATTATACAAAACTCGGGGAGTTCACTCTACCAAAAACAGAAGCGGGAACTGATCGTGTTATTCATCTTGTTCAACCAGCTGTTGATGCCCTGAAAAGCCAGGCTGAAATGACAAGACTTGGCCCTCAGTATCAAATTGACGTCAAGCTTCGGGAGTTCGGTCGCACCGCACGCCATGAATGCACGTTTGTTTTTAATCCGCAACTGGTAAAAAAATGCCAGCAAGTCGGTCACCACTATAAAGCAGATTCCATCAGAGATTCCTGGGCATCTGCATTAAGGCGAGCAGGACTGCGGCACAGAAAAGCCTATCAGTCTAGGCATACTTATGCCAGCTGGGCATTATCGGCAGGAGCGAATCCAAGCTTCATAGCAAACCAAATGGGCCATGCAAATGCACAAATGGTATTCAACGTTTACGGAGCATGGATGAAAGATAACAATATCGGGCAAATAGAACTACTCAATAAGCAGTTGACGGAGAGTGTCCCATACATGCCCCATAGAGCCAGACTCTGA